CGTTGATGATCGCATAGGTCGTATCGTGCACGCCCTCCATGGGCACGCTCTTGCGCTCATAGTCCGGATCCCACTCTCTGGCCACGTCGCCCAGGCTCGCCTTGTCCTGCCGGATCACCAGCAGCCGGTCGTGCACCATGTCCTTCTCCCACTGATCCCAGGCGTCCGGATAGCGCTCCATGTCCTCCTGCATGGCCTGGTAGTACCGTTCCTCGTCGTCCAGGCTCCGGAGCATCTCGTTGTGGGTCTGCACGGCAAACAGCGGGTTCGTCTGGTAGATCTGACGCTCGTCCTGCTTCACCCGCTCGATGTTCCCGTGCTGCCAGGCCTGCATCTGCTCCTGCATCTGCTTCTGCCGTGCTGTCGGGTCGCCGTAGTTCTCCTGATAGATCCTCTCCCGCGCCTGGGCCTGGTTCCAGATGGCGTCATCCAGCTGGCCGCGCAGCCTGTCGTCAGATCTGGCGCTGTTCGCCAGCTTCCTGCCGATGCGCTCCTTCTCGTCGTCGGATACGCCCGTCACCATCTCGCCGTTAAGCATGTCATAGATGGCGATGGCCGCCTCCCTGCCGTCCTGGGTGTTGTGGCTCGCCCGTTCCAGATAGTTATCCGTTCCGCCGCCGCGCACAGCGTTCTGGCCCGCCAGCCCGTCCTGCACGTCGCGGTTGTGCTGCTCCGTCGCCGCGCGCCGCTTTTCGGCCTCCTCCTCGGTCATTCCCCTGTAGGTCACCTTGGAGGTCTGGCGCCCAGGCTGCAGGCTCGCGCCGTTCTTCAGCGCCATGTCCTTCAGGTCGTCCCCGCTCAGGTGACGCTTCGCCACAGGCCCGGCGGTCTCCGGCATATCGGCCCCGTTCCTGTACAGGTTCCGCAGCTCGTTGGCCTTGGCCGTCTGGTCGGCCTGCTCCTTCAGCGTGCTCCGGCTGGTGATAGCCTGGTCGATCTTCTTCTTGGCCCCGTAGTTCTTTTCCATGTACTCGTCCCACGGGTTGGCCTTCTTCTTCTCGATGCTCAGGTTCCAGCTCTGGTTGCCCTGCTTCGCCACGCCCACGTCCATGCGCTCGTCGTTCTTCTTCTGCCCGGTGTAGGTCACCTTGGGCTTCGTGCTCTGTTCCGCCCCCAGTGCCCTGTTGGCCGTGTCGGTGGAGCTGGTGCGCGCATTGCTCGAAATCACCCAGCGCTTAAAGTCATTGCTTGCCGCCTTCTCCTGCGCTGCCGCCTTCATCCCGTCCCACGTGTTGCTGCTCGCGCTCTTCTTCTCTTCCTCTTCGTGCTTTTTCTTGTCCGCCGCAGCCTTCGCATCCGCAATCTTCTTCGCATTTCCGCCCAGCTGAATCGCCATATCCGTGACCTCCCATCAGGCCGCAGCCTGTTTCTCTCGCCTCCACCTTATCAACATCACCCGCCCGAATGAGAGACCCCAAAACGAAAAAAACAGGGGGCTTTCACCCCCTGCCCGCAGCGTCAGGCGTTCTCCAGCGCCGCGATCCTGTTCTCCAGCGCCGTCAGCGCGTTGGTGAGGCCCTGCCGGTAGTACATGCCCACCTCGGCCACGTCACAGGTGACCACGATGTACGAATCCTTCTGCATGATGGCTTCGCTCAGGTAGGCCTCCGTGTTTCCGATGGTCATGCGCAGGCCGTCCCAGATGTCCACGATCGTGTTCTGGTTCACAGCCTGGCCGCCGTTGGCCTTCGTCAGATCCACAGTGTAGGTCGTTCCCGCGCCGCCCATGATGGACTCCACGTAGCTCTTCACCGTGATCACCGCCGTCGAAGCACTGGCCGACGTGATCTTCAGCCGCAGCTGATAGGGCGGCACACCCACCGCCGCGTCCGATGCGCCCGCCTGTGCGCCCGTCGCCAGCATGTTCATGCTGTCCAGTGCCGACGCCTTGACGGGATACGGGCTGAGCAGTGCGGGCCGGATGTCATCCCACGTTCCATCCCCGCGCAGGTATTTCATCTGATCCCCCGCCTGCGGCACAGGCGGTGCTCCGATGCTGCCTTTCTTGCTGGCAGTCGCGCCTGTCATTTCCTTCATGTCGATCGTGCCGTTATACGGCATCTGAAGACCCTCGCCTGCCTGCACGATACCATAGCCGCCCACTTTGCTCGTCGCGTATGGCAAGATTGCCCGCAGCGTCCGCTTTGTCCCGAGATTAACCATCTGCGTCTCTGCGAAGATACCCGAATAGTTCCAGCCGCCAGAAGGCCCATAGGTGGTATACACGCCGCCCAGCGTGTTGTTACTTGCTTCCGGCAGCGTATAGTGGCCCGCGCCCTCCGCGATCCCCGCCAGCTTCGTTTTCTCCGCATCAGTGTAGTCGTTGGTACTCAGGCCCTTGCCGTCTACCTTGTCGACCTTGCCGGCCAGCAGCTCCTTCAGCTTGTACCACATAGTTGACAAAGTAAGCCCAAGATCGCCCACACCCGTCACATCGATGCGCGGGTACCTTCCGTTGTCGTCCGGTTCCACGACCACCCAGTGACGTTCGCTTTCCCTGGCCTTCAGGCGTTTCTGCGTGTCTGCTCCGTTCCACACGATTTCACGCACATAACTCCCGTTCGGGATCTGCCAGTCCATTTCATCCTCAAATTTTTCGTTATCGAAGATAATCCCAGGCGAGTCAATCGTCAGTGCCGGATACGGCGTGCTCCCGCTTTGCGCCGTGCGGGTGATTGTGATGCTTTTCAGCGTCCGGTACTGTTCGGGCGTGTACCTATAGTTGTAAGTCAGTGTGTCATATTCGCTGTATTCGCCGCTTGGCGCTGTCAACATGGCGGAGTATGCGTCCGGGTAGGCTGTCCCTTCCCGCTTCGATCCAAAGCTGAACTTGTAATTCATCTTAGATCCGTTATCGCCTCTTCTGTTTACGACGATCTTCAACAAATGTGCGCCTACAGGTATGCTGCCGCCCTCCAGGCTCAGGATCTTCTCCGTCTCGCCCTCTGCAAACATGATGGTCGGTTCGAGGATCCCGATCAGCCCGCCCAGGCTGCCCTCCACCAGGTAGGCCTTAGTGGTGTAGTCCTCCGGATTGCCCTTGTAGCTCGACGGCACTGTGAAGTCCACCTGCACATAACTGTCCATCGCAGGGAATAACTCCGCGACCCCATATACCGATGCATCGTATTTCTCATACGCCCCGCGCCGGGCCTGTCTGTCCACAACCTCGCGCCAGAAGGTCTCCCCGATCAGCTTGATGTGATGCAGTGTCTTATACATAGCAGCAAACTCCTTTCAAAAGCGCAGGGGGCTTTTGACCCCCTGCGGCCCGTCGTTTTACGCCGTCCGGTAGAACCTGACCAGGCCCACCGCGTACTTCTGCACGCCGTTGACGTAGCCCATGAGGCTGTCGTACTTGCGCTGCCAGGTCGCGGTCACGCCCAGCGCGGTCGCCATCGTGGTCGGATTCCACTCGATGACGTCCGCGTGGTCTTCCTTGTAGGCGGCCAATCTGGTGTCGCGGTAGCTCGTGCAGAAGCTGAAGCCCACCGGGAACATGGTGTCGTACACCGCCTGCCGGAAGGCCTTGACGTCCGCCGCGCTCTTGTTCGTGGGATCCTGCACCAGATCCATCTCCGTCTTCATGGCGTTGCGGAAGCTGGCGTTCATCAGCTCGCTGATCTTGTTCTCCAGCATATCCCGGAAGGCTGCCGACTGCACCATGGTGTCGAAGGCCGTCTGCACCGTCGCGTCCAGCTTGGTCTGGATCTTGTTGTCCAGCATCGTCTGGAACTCGGTGCCCTCGGTCGCCGTGTCGAAGCTGTCGCCGAACCGCGCGTCGAACAGCGTGTTGAACTGGCTTTCGTCGATGCCCTGGTTGCCGCCCGTCGGGAAGCCCCAGCTGACCCACTCATGGGTCACGCCGTCGTAAACGTAGACCTCGTAGTTCTTGTTGGTGCCGATGCCGTAGGCGTCACCGGCCTGTGGGTTGTGCACCGCCGCGTTCAGCGCGTCCAGGGTCGGATAGGTGCCCAGGATCACGCTGCCGTTCTTGCCGTCCTTGCCGTCGAACTCGTGGTTCGTCAGCTTGGTCTGGATGGCTGCCACCAGCGCGTCCGCCTCGGTCTTCGCCGTCGTGGCCCGGGTGATGGCCGTGCGCAGGTCGTCGATCATCTCGTTCAGCTGGCTCACCGTGGGGAAGTTGGCGATGGCGTCCGCCTGCAGGCCCTCCATCTCCATCGTCACCCAGCCGTCCGGATCTTCGGTCACCTTGTGGATGATGCTCTTCAGGGCCACGGCCAGGGCGGCCAGGTCGTCCGCGTATTCGTCGCGGAAGTTCTCTGCGTCCTCCATCATGCCCTCGATCTGGGTGGCGCTGCTCTCCGCCGCGTCCGCCGCGTTCTGGGCCTGCTGCAGGCTGTTCACCAGCCCGTCCAGGAAGGCCTCCCACTCCTCCTTGGTGCCGGTGAAGACGTTCTCATTCAGCACGCCGTACAGAATCTGCGTCAGCCTGGTCGCGATCTCCAGGGCATCCTCCGCCCCCTTGGTCGCCTCGGCCCCCGCCTTGCTGACCTTCTCCAGCCAGTCCGTGGCGTCCGCAGGCTCCTCGCCCGCGCCCACGCCGGGGCGGATCACCGTGCGCCCGCTGATGCTCTTCACCAGCGTGTCGCCCTCGTAGGCCCGCACCTGGATCTCGCCGCGGCCCGCGATGGCCACGTCCTCCGCGCTCACCGTCCACACCAGCGCGCCGCCGTCGCGGATCTCCGTGTTTGCCACGTTGTACGCCGCGTACTCGGTGGGCCGCCGGTGGGTAATCAGGAACACCGCGTCCGGCCATACCTCCAGCCACTCCGTCACGTCCAGCACGATCTCCCGCGCGTCGCACTCGCCCTGCACGCCGATCTCGATCGTGCCCAGCTCGCCGATGCGCAGCCCCATCGCCTTCTTGCCGGGGCGCTCATGCCGCTCCGGCTCCCGGTTAAACCATGGCCACTTGTCCCACATAGTTTCTCCTTCCCCGGGGGCTTTGACCCCCCTGCACCCCTTCGCGTCCCTCTATTTGCTGACGGTTGAGGTCATGTCGTCGGCCAGCTCACCCAGCTGTCGTTGTCCGCGTCGTAGGCCATCACAACCCACCCGCTGCCGTTGCGGTAGGCGTAGGCGTCCCCGGCCTCGTGGTTGGCCTCCAGGATGTACTCCCCGATGCCCGTGTCATTGACGCCGCTGAACACCTTTTCCACCCGGATTCCGTGCCCCGCGAAGCCCAGCGCCTGCATGCACTCGACCTTCTTCTCAGCCTCCACCAGCCTGGTGTTGATGGCCTGCGCCGCCGCAGCTGCCGCCGCGCTCTCGTCCCGCGCCGCCTGGATCTCCGCTGCCAGTGTGTCGATCGTGTTGTTCCCGTACAGTCCGCCCTTCGTCAGCCGGAAGCCCGCCAGCTGGATGACGGAGGTGTACTTCCTGCCCACGGAGAACATCACGCGCTTTTGCCAGTCATAGGTGCGGGTGACTTTGCCGTCCGCCGTGGTCTCGGTGTACTGCGGCCCCTCCGGAGCGAAGACAAACGACCAAGTGAGCCGCTTCCACTCGGTGTCTGTGTTGTTGAGCGTGATCCAGTCGGAGGCCCCGGCCTTTCCGCTCGGATATCCTGGATGGGTGTTGTAGTACTGCCCGCCCCAGGCAAATTTGAGGAAAGCGCCGTCGCCGCTGATGACACGCGCCCAGCAGCTCATTGTGTAGGTCTCGCCGACCTCCATCTCGGGCACCTCGTAATTATGCGTGTCCGGTTCCTTGCCCACGTCGAAGACGCGCTGATAGATGCCGCGCGGATAAACCAGGTCTTCGGTGTTGCCGTAGGCGGTGTTGGCCGTGATGTTGTACTGGATGGCCTTGTTAAAGCTCTCCCCGCTGATCTCGGTGATGATGTCATCGCCCGTCAGGGTGACGCATGAGGTGGAGATGCTGTCATCTACCTGCCAGCTCACGATCCAGGCCTCTGTCCAGGTGTGGCCGCTGGAATCGGTGCCCGCCTCCCGGTGATAGATCCTGTAAGCCCCAGCGCTCTCCTCTGCCGTCGGCTCATGGTCGAAGGTCACTCTTCTGTTATCGGATATGGAATCCATCCACGCGCCCGGGCCGCCGTACTGGGTCGCGTCGCCGTAGATGATGTCACTGCCGTTACTGTTCGTGAACCAGGCATTGGGCTTCAGCAGGTTCGGCGTATTGAGGTACATGACATTCGCCCCGGCCAGCGCCTGGATGATTCCGGCGTGTTCGGCTCTGGCTTCTGTCAGCTCGCCCTCGATCTCCCCGACGTTCCTCGCAAACACAGCCAGGTTCGTCGGCAGATTGTCCAGCTTCTCCTTGTCCTCGGCGCTCATCAGCCCGTCGTTTTCGTTCGACGCAACATCGTCCGGCATAGTCACGGTTCTGTCCGTCGCGCCCGTCACGTGGCCAGTCGCGTCGCTCGTGATCTGGCTGATCGTGAACGATTCGCCGAAGCCTGGCGTCTGGTTGCCTGTCGGCTTGCCCGTCCTGGCCGTGTAGGCCGGATGGGTGTAGGCGTTCGCGCCTGCGTCGATCCCGTCCAGCTTGGCCTTGTCCGTCGCGCTCATCAGCCCGTCGTTTTCGTTCGTCGCAACATCGTCCGGCACAGTCACGGTTCTGTCCGTCGCTGCGGTCACGTGGCCGGTCGCGTCGCTCTTGATCTGGCTCACCGTGAACGTCTCTCCGAAGCCTGGCGTCTGGTTGCCCGTCGGCTTGCCAGTCCTGGCCGTGTAGGCCGGGTGGGTGTAGGTGCTCGCGCCCTCGGCGATCCCCGCCAGCTTCTGCTTCTCTGCCGTGGTGTAGTCGTTGGTGCTCAGGCCCTTGCCCGTCTCCTTCGCGACAAACCCGGCCTTGATCTTCGCCCACACCCTCCGCAGGGCGTTGTCGTCCAATAGTGGCATATGCTCACCCTTTCTCCCCTGGGAGGGTTACACGCAGATCGCGTCCACCTGGGCGTCCGTGATGATCTCCGGCGTGTAGATCATGCCCAGGGCGTCCCAGGCCGACCCGTTCCAGGCATAGTTCATGCCGGTCTCCTGCACGTCCCATACATCACCCTGCACGTTGTCGGTAGACGGAAGCGCGGACACCGTGGCCTTGCTGCCCTTGTACTTGTAGACCGCTGTCAGGTCGGCCTTCAGTGCGTAAGTGCTCGCGGCTCCGAAGGCGTCCAGCTTGGCCTTGTCCGTCGATGACATCAGCCCTGCCTCGCTCTGTGTGGCCTCGGCGTCCGGGATCTTCACGGTCCTGTTCGTGGCTGCCGTCACGTGGCCGGTCGCGTCGCTCTTGATCTGGCTCACCGTGAACGTCTCTCCGAAGCCTGGTGTCTTGTTGGCTGTCGGCTGTCCCGTCCTGGCCGTGTAGGCCGGATGGGTGTAGGCATTCGCGCCCGCGTCGATCCCGTCCAGCTTGGCCTTGTCTGTTGCGCTCATCAGGCCGTTGGCTGTCGTCGTGGCCGTCTCGGTCGGGATCATCGCCTCCAGTCGTGCGATCTCCTCTTCGGTCATCGCCCGCAGGGCCTCCAGCGCGGCCTCGATGTCGTCCACCCGGTCGCTCAGGCTGTCGATCCCGTCCTGCAGCGCCTCCATGATGACCTGCACCGCCGTCTCCACGGCCCGGTCGAAGCCCTTCATCTGGTTCCAGTCGATGTCCGCGCTCTTGAAGGTGGTCATCGTCAGCTCGCGCACCATCTGCCGCACGCGCTCGTTGTCCGTGCCCTTCTCGCCCAGGGCGTCGGCCATGGTTCCCATGCGCCTGCCGATCTTGGTCGCGCTCACGCTCTGGATGTTCTCGTCGTCCAGGTGGTTCAGGACGTATTTCAGCCGATCCACCAGCAGCACGATGTATTGCCGCAGCGCTTCCGCGTCGCCGCGCGCCGCCACCACAGGCGGCTGATCCATCTGAAATGATGGCAAACTGATTCACCTCCCCCCACAAGCCTATTAAGAGCGGCCGGCCGAAGGTTTGCAAAGGGCGATCGGAAAGCCCTTTGCCCGCGCCCGCGGGCGCGGAATCCTCAGCGAGGCGCGGTGACATTCCGCGCACGATTGGCCGCCTGGCTCGCCAGACTGTTCCCATCCACCGCCGCGGCCCGGCCCAGGGCGTCCCCACGGCTCACGCTGCCGTTCACACTCCCGGCCTCGCTGATCCCCGGCTCCTGTTCAGGTGCCTGCGCGGCTGCCGCGGCCATCGGATTCACGCCGGAGAGCATCGCGATCTGCTGCTGCTGCATGGCGATCATCTGCTGCATCTGCTCGAACACCGTGCCGCGCTCTTGGATCTTGCGCTTCAGCTGCTCGATGCCCTCGAACTGCATCATGTCCAGCACCATCAGCGCCTGGTCGGCCATTTCCGGATTGAACACGCCCATGCCGTACAGCTCCTTGGCCAGCTCGTTCTGGCTGATCCTGCTGAACGGACTCTGCTTCTCTGCCTTCACCTTCAGGTCGAAGACCGGGCGCCTGCTGCCCTCGTCGCCGAACTCCACGCCGGTGCTCATCGGGCGGATGTTCTCGTTGGAGTAGTCGATGAACTCCTGCTGGCCCTGCTCGCCCAGGATCCGGAACGTCCGCGGAATGTCGTAGAACTGCCGCACCCGCTCGATCACCATCATGCACACCTTCGTGTACATCCTGTAGGCGTTCTTGATCATGTCCCGGCTCAGCTTGCTGCCGGCCTCCTGCAGCGCCGCGATGGCGCTGGCCGCCGTGATGCCGCTGGTCGTGCCGCCCTGGGAGAAGTCGCGGTTGCCGCTGGTCTCCTTCAGCTCGTCGATCTTGTTCTGGCGCATCGTGTAGACGCTGCTGTCCAGGCCGCCGATCTGAATCTCCCGGATGCTCGCCTCGTCCACGCTCCCGGCTACATGCACAAAGTCGCGGTTCCAGTCCGCGTATTCTTCGGCATTGACATTGCCGTTGTCGGTAATAAACCAGCGCTTGTGGCCGCTCTGCATGGCGTTGCGCAGAATCAGGCTGTCCATCTGGTCGATGTACATCTGCGGGTCGCGCATGATGTCGATCTCGCCGAAGCCCGCGATGCTGTCCGCGATGGGGTACAGCGCCTCCACCACGAAGGGATATTCTCCGTCCTCGTACCAGCCGGTCTCCCGCATGTCCGGCGCGCCGTCCTCCGGCGGATTCTCGCTGGCGAACAGGATCACGTCGCCCACGAACTTGCACAGGTGCACCACCGTCCGGCCCGTGTCCAGGGTCTTCTTGTAGTACCAGTCGATGACGGTCACCTGCTGGCCGTCGTCGCGGTTGTCGTCATGGATGTACTCCCTCGGCTTGTCCCCCGCGCCGCCGTTGAAGTCGCGCACCTTGTCGCCCCAGCGCTCCCGCAGCTCCTCCAGGCTCATCACCGTCACACAGAATACCGCGTCCGATTTCTGGATGTCCTTGACGTCCGGCTGCCAGAACAGGTTGAGGATGTCCACCGGCTGTATGCTGATGTCTCCGGCCCCGTTCTCCTTGCCGCTGTCCCAGAACACGCCGACGCAGGCCGTGCCGGTCTTCAGCACCGTCCACCGCGTCTCGCTGTAGACACTCTCAAAATCGCACTGCTCCAGGATCACCGGCACAATCTCGCTCAGCTGCTTCGCGTCCTCGATGTCGTCCCGCGCCCTGGGCAAGACCGAGCACGTCGGATAGTTGTCCATGAAGTCCGCGTGCTTGTTCATCAGGCTGTTCAGCAGCCACGCGGAGGCAGGCTCCAGCGGTTCGATCTCCTTCTCGCCCACCTTCTGGCGGATGCTCTCCCAGTGCCGCAGCTTCCACCATCGCTCGTCGTTCACAATGCGCTCGTCCAGGGTCGCCTTCGCGGCCTTGTAGCGGTTGTATTTGTCGATGGCCTTCTGCAGCTCCTCCGGCCCGATGGCGCGCCCGCCGTCCCGTCTTGGCTCTCCCTCTGGGAGAGCTGTCTGCGCAGCAGACTGAGAGGGCGCAGCAGGGGGCTTTGCGGTCGCCCCCTGCACCCCTTCGCGCGTCTCATCTTTGGGTGCGCCCATCGCCTGGTTGAACGCCTCCGCCGCGGCCCTCTCGTCCTCCTGCCTGGAATACTGCGCGGGCACCGTGCGCCCCACGCCCAGGTTTTCACGTCTTTCCCTTGGCATCGTCTTCACTCCTCTACACGCGATAGAACAGCGTCCTCTTCGGCTTGTTGAGATCCAGCGGGTCGTCGATCACCGCCGGCGGCTTCTCGTGGTTCTCCCTGGCCGGGCACGGGTTTTCCATGCACACGTAGCGCCACTCGTCATAGATGTGGTCTTCCATCTCCGTGTCCACGTCCTCCATGCCGCCCTGGGCCTTGTTGGGATCGTACACCAGCGCCGGCACCAGCTCGATGAAGTGCCTGCAATTGCTGAAGCAGTAGAACATCGGCAGGCCCTCGGCGTCAAAGGCCAGCCGGTAGTGGCACTCCATCAGGCCCTGGTAGCGCTTGCTCTTGCTCGGCAGCCAGCTCACGCCCTCCGCCTGCATCAGCGCCTTCACGGTCTGCCGCTCGCCGACCACCGCCTGGGCGATGGCCTTGTCCGCCACGCCGATGATGGTCTTGCCCTTCAGATTCGGGTCTGTCGCCTCGATCTGCTTGATCTGCCTGGCCACCGCGTCCGGCGTCATCCGCACGCCCGTGTTGCTCATGCCGTTGGTGCCGTAATACTCCCGGATCCTGTACATCCGCCCGTCCCCGTCGATGGCGTACCACCCCACGGAGAAGGGCCGCTCGAAGCCCCAGTCCATGCCCCGGTAGATCCTCCACCAGTCCGGGATCCTGAAGGGCGTGATCACGTGCGTCCACCGCTGGTCGTCGTAGTGGTCTGGCTCGTTCCGCCACTCCTCGAACACCTGGCCGCTGAACGTGTCCCAGCTCCCATCCAGCAGCTGCTTGCGCTGCTGCTCCGGCAGGGTCTGCAGCTGTGCCACATACTTCGGATCATTGCGGATCAGCGCCTGGTTGTCGAAGACCGTACTCGGCACGAACATCCTGTCCAGGTGGATCACCAGCTCGCTGCCGTCCGGCTGCCGCACCCGCACCGGCTGAATGATCGTCGTGCCCGGAGGCGCCGGGTCGATGAAGCGCCTCCGGAAGTACACATGCCCCACGCCGCCCGGGTTGGTCGCGTAGCGCATGTACACCCGCGTGTCCGGCCCGCTGGGTCGGTTACGGGATTTCAGAAACTCGATCTCGTCCGCCGTGAAGTGCGTCGCCTCGTCGAACTCAATCAGGTCGTACTGCTGGCCCTGGTAGTTGAACCGGTCTTGCGGATGCTGCAGGGATCCGAAGCGGATCAGCGCCCCCGACGGGAAGCGCCACACATGTTCCGAGGCGTTGTACCTTGCCTGCGGGAACACCCTGCCGTAGATCCACCGGCTCCGCTCGATCAGCTCGCTCAGCTGGGGGAAGGTCTTCCGCATGATCAGCGCCTTGTAGTTCGGCACATCCACCTGCCGCAGCGCCTCCACCAGCAGCGCGTCCGACTTTCCGCCGCCCGCCGCGCCTCCGTACAGCACCTCATACTCAGGCCGCGACATGAACACCTTCTGCCTGGGTTGCGGCTGCCAGATGACGTTCGCGGGCTTCCGTAAAGCCTTCCCCTTTGGAGAAGGTGCCCGCAGGGCGGATGAGGTTCTCGCGGCCACTTTTGACTACACCTCCGGCAGGGTGAGGCTCTCGCCCTCGCCCTTCTCCTCCACCTGCGCGATGTAGGCCACGCCCGTCTCGCCGTCGTTCCTGTCCTCCAGGCCGCTCTTCTGCTTGTCCAGCTTCAGCCGCTGCTTCTTCAGCTTCAGCTCCTCCATCGTGCGCTTGTCCAGGATGTTGCCGTGGGCCGCGATCATCGTCTGGATCGTGCTCAGGCTCTCCACCAGGTTGCGCAGGTTCACCGTGTTCAGCATGTGCAGGGTCTGCTCCTCCGCGCCGTCCTTGCCCAGGCTCACCAGGTGCCGGTACAGCTGATCCTCGTCCTCCAGCGCCTTGTGGATCTCGTCCAGCAGCTGCTCGTTGGTCTCCTCCAGGGCGGCCAGCGCCTCGGCCTCGCGCCGTCCGCGCCGGTTGATGGCCTTTTGCCGGGCTTTTTGGGCGATGGCTTCGCGGAAGGCCTCGCGCTCGTCCAGCCATTTCTCCTCGCTGGCCCGGTTGCACAGCGTGCCGTAGCTCATCTTTTCCGCCTCGGCCAGCTCCCGCAGCGTCATGCGGCCCTGGATGAACTTCTCCCGCAGTGCTTTCCAGTCCCTTCGGATCACGCCTTCTCACCTCCCGCAGTTTTACCGTAACAAAAAAGGCCCCCGAATGAGAGACCCCAACACGCGGTTTTTAAGTTTTCTTTCCTTCCTTGGCATCGCGCGCGCGATAACGTAAAAAATTCCCGTATTTTTTCCATACGGAAAACACCTACCTTGGCATCGCGCGCGATCGTGTGCGCGCACGGCAAAATCTCACGGCTGGCTCACCGCTTCTTCAGCCATCTCAGCGGCCTGGGCGTAGGGACACCCGCCGTAGGCGAAGGTGTTGCAGTACACCGCCATGAAGTTTTTCTTATCCTTGGGATTCTGGAACATCACCCGCACCCACTGGTTGGCCCGGCAGCCGTTGCAGACCATCGCCCGCTCCTCCTCCCGCCGGAACCAGGGGCACACCACGTCCCGCCCCAGGTACCGCTTTCGCTTTCCCATGGCGCGCCTCCTTTTCGCCGCCTTCGCGAATCATCTGCGCGCGGATGAAGCACCCGTCCACGTAGTCGCTCCACCGCACGTTCAGCTCCACGTACCGATAGCCCGCGAACAGTTTTTCAAGGATCTCCTTGCCCACCGCGGGCAGATCCAGCGCCAGGGTCTTCACCCGCCGGTTGCTCAGCTTGGTGTCGCTGATGCTCTCCTTTGGCTTTTTGAGGTTCTTGGTGCAGCTCCACATGCGCCGGTTCTTCTCCCGGTGGCTCTTGACGATGTACCGCGCCACGGCTGCCAGGCCCTGCTCGTTCGGCTGCAGGCGGTCGGCGTTGGCGTAGCCCTTCGCCCACAGCTCCTCCAGCTCCTCGCGGCTGATCCCGCCGTTCATGATGATGTGCGCGTGCCCCCGCGGCCCCTCTTCGTCCTCGCCGCCCTCCACGGAGTAGATCGCCTTCATCTCGCTCAGGCCGCGCTTCTTCCGCAGCCGCTTCACCCGACGCAGGAAGTTGTGCACGTCCTTCTGCACCTGCTCGAAGTTCGGAGACCGCCCGTTGTAGGTCAGCGACAGGTGGATGTCCTGCGCCCCGAAGTTGGTGTTCACCAGCCGCACCAGTTTCCGCTTCGCCGCCGCCAGGTTGTGCTTGCGGATCCTCTCCGGGCTGACCTTGCTCCTCGCCTCCCTGGCCTGCCTCTCCTGGATCCTGCCCCAGATGGGGTACACCTCCACCTCCAGCACGTCCCCGCTCTTGATGGTCTTCGTCCGGTAACCCATCCGTCCCACGCGGATCTCTGACCGGGTCGCCTGCCACACCCGCTTCTCCAGCTCCGTCAGCTCCTCCACGTCAAAGAGCGCCTCATATCCCCACAGCCCCTTCTTCTGCTCAGACATAACGCGCTCCTCCTTTTCCGCTTATTGCTGTCACCCGCGAAGGGGTGCAGGGGGCGACCGCAAAGCCCCCTGCTGGCATAAGCCGCAACACCCAGGGAGGCTTTCGCGCCCCCCTGGGAACCCCGACGAGCAGGGGCTTCGGCCCCTGCACCCCGGAGACCGCGCCTCCCCCTCTCGCCTCCCCTATGAGGGGAGGTGGCGCGCAGCGCCGGAGGGGTTGCCCCCTGCAGGGCCGCACCCTGAGAGAGGGTCGTGGTCGATTAGTTAATCCCCATACAAGCCCCGCCTGCGGAGGCCCTTCCGACCTCCGCACACGGGTTATTCTTTCCAATCTGTCTTGCGATCATCTTGTGATAGTCTCAAGATAATCTTGAAGAAAACTTGTAGAATACTTGTAGAAAACTTGGACGAAACTTGCGCAGAACTTGCAACAAACTTGCAACAAACTTGCACGAAGCCCTCACAGCTCCACAACCCTGATTCCGTAATTCACCGCACATTCGTATTCCACCCTGCACCCCCGTGCCTTCTTCCAGCCCGGGCAGAAGATGGCCAGGTCAGCCTCGGCCAGCATGCTGATGCTCTTTCCCAGGAAGTAAAGGCTCTCGTCCACGCCCACCGGCGGATCCTCGTCGAACATGTTGTCCAGGATCTCCGGATGGTTCAGGTAGTTGTTCGCCCAGCGCACCGCCTTCTCGCGTTCCTCCGCGATCAGCTGATCCATCTGGCCGTTCATCGGCTGAGAAATAAATACTTTCACGCCTCCGCCTCCCACTCACTCACATCCGCCGCCATCTTCTCCAGCGTGTCCAGCACGCTGTCGCCTTCCCACTGCATCGTCGGGATCTCCTGGCTGCTGTAGGTCGCCAGCCAGGTGACCTTCCGCAAGTCGTGTGTCATGTCGTTGCCTTCCGCGTCCTTGACCACGTTGCCGTCCACGTCCTTCACGGTCTCGCGCCATCCGTCCGTCCTCCGGATAAACCGCAGCACATACGTCGGCCCGTATCCCTTGCGCTCCCGATCCAGCAGGATCCTGTGATCCAGGCTGTGCATCAGCTCGTTCGCCCGCAGCCAATACCGCCCCATCTCCGCCAGCCCCACCGTCGGGAACGGGTTCTGATCCCCGCCCGGCCTGGTCTCGTCCTGGTCTTCCTCTTCGGAGGATGTCACCGCCTTCGCCGCCTCGGAGGGCACGGCAGCCAGCACCGCCTCGTCCACCGTCAGCCGCTTTCCGGTTGTCAGTCCGCATCCCGTACATTCAAAATAGCAGATCGTCTCCCGTTTTGAGAGACCCCCCGGCGTCGTTTTCAAAGAAAGTTTTTCCCCGCACACCGGGCACCACAGCTTCTTCCGCTCAAACAGATCCATCGTCTTCCTCCTGTGTTGCTAAAGTGTTATTTAAGTTAAGCGGGTGAGGATTTGCACCTCACATGGAGCCACGAGACAATTTGTTTGCTCCTGTCACGCCCTCGTCATACGTGCCTCTGCGTCTACCTATTCCGCCACCGCAACTTCATTAAAGTATAATTTAAGTCATGTAAGAAAACTGATAGGTTCATTCACTTTGCCATCGTTCAGAGTGTTCGCGTCGATTTTCTCCCAGTCTTTCGATATGTAGAAGACCGTGTTCTTCTCCTTCTTGTAGGCGTCCAGATAGCACTCATTCGTTAGCCCGTTGTAGGTGACCTCGTAGTACATATCATCCGGCAGCCTGGTCGCCGCCAGCGCCTTGTTGTTCTGCAGGATCTTGCAGGCCCACACAATGTACACATCGTTCTCCGTAATCGCCGTGCCGCCCTTGCCGCCCTGCTCCGCCACTTTTTCGTTGTGGTAGTTTTGTACCGCTTTCTTCACGGTTTCCAGAAATGCCATGCCGTCCATCCTTGTCATCCTTTCAAATTTTGATAGGTTCCCTTCTCTCAGCTGCCATCTAAACATGCAGCCCGAAGGGGTGCAGGGGGCGATCGGAAAGCCCCCTGCTTCATTCAGCGCGGACGCGCGGGGCCTTAACCAACGAGACCCCACACCGCCGGGAGGAGGTGTGCGCGGCCCGGCTGAGGCCGCGGCCCGGGCCATGCGAAAACCCAGGCAACTTTGTCCGGTAGGTGTCCCAGGGAAGCGCGCCGCGCCTTGTACTCACTCCACCTTGTCTTCCAGCTCCAGCACCCGCACGCACAGCTTGCTCAGCGTGTTGTCCAGCTGCTGGATCTGCATCTCGATCCCCTTCATCCATTCCAGCAGGCTCAGCTTCTCGTCGACCTCCGCGCCCTGGTTTGTCACCGGCGCCTGCAAGTCCGTCGAAGTCGCCACTGCCTTCCCCTCTGGGGAAGGTGGCAGCGCGTTAGCGCTGACGGATGAGGTCTGAGCTGCCGTGTGTGCAGGTTCCCTCAGAAACTTGGTCATCATGTACCCGTTCCGGATCCCCCAGGTCACCGCGCTCCACGTGCCGTCGCCCACCGGCGAGGCCAGCACGGTCTCCCCCAGCGGAATCCGGCACACCAGCGCCCCGCCGATGTCCGCCGTGGCCCGGAGGTTCACCGTCGTGCCGCTGTCCGCCGTCACAATCATGTCCCGCTCTGTCATGGTCTTCACTTCCTTTCCAGCAGTGGGCTTTGCGGTCGCCCCCTGCACCCCTTCGCGTCCCTCTCGATAGCTTGGTGGCGCGCCAGCGCCGGAGGGGTTGCCTGCCAGAATCCCGTTGATCCTCTCCCCGTAGTCCATCCAGTCCCACAGCCCCACGCGGTTCCACCCGCCGCGGATGCTCCGGCCCTTGAACTCGGAGTACGCCACACACCCCCGGGTCTGGCTCGCGTGGATCGCACCGCCCATGCGCCCGATGTACACGCCCATGTGGCTCGCGTTGCCCAGCCCGTCGGAGTATCCGCGCTGCTTCTCCCCGCCGTTCCCGTCCCAGATAAACAGAAACGCGCCCACGGGGATCTCCCCGTAGACCTTCCGGCACTCCTCCGGCGTTCCTGTCCAGGTCATGGCCCGGAACCAGGCGTTGCTCCCGCGCAGGTTCTTCTGGATCCCCACGCCCCGCAGCATCAGCTCCGCCAGCTCCTGGCAGTCGATGTCCTCGTAGCTCCTGCCGATGTACTGGTCGCCCTCCTGCGCAAACAGGAGGGCGGACACCTTTTCCTTCACGGTCTCACTCCTCTCCATTGCTCCGTCATTGCTTGCCGTCCCTGAACTTTACCTACGTGGCTCAACGTCCTCCGACGCCATGCCATAGCACGCGATTCAGTGCCTATCCCTGGCGCCGCGATTCACACGTAGCGTTTCCATAGCCGTCTGATCACTGCACGACGGTCTCTGGCGCGCTGTTCCTTGGCAGTCCCCATCGGTTCGGCCCTCTTCTCTGCCATTGCACAGCGTCTGTGCGCAGCTCAGTGGAGTCCCCTGCTCACTGATCTCTGCCAAGGCATGTCTGCTTCGGGCAAATCTATGCCAGGGCTGAGCAGCTCACGTCCCTGCTCCGCGATGCCAACGCCCGTCCGCTCGCATCAATGCCGTGCCGACGCCTCGCCTTGTCTCGCAAATCCTTCGCCTCTCGTCTCCACGCCGCTCGATGCTATGCCCATGCCATTCTTTGCTATGCGTTCGCATGGGTCTCCCAGTCCATCCTGGGCTTCATCTCGTCCACCCATCCGGCGACGACGGCCTCCAGCGCCGTGAAGGTCTTGCCCTCGCGGATCCACGCCTTCACGATCTCGGCCTTCCGCTCTGTCCGCCTCCGGTACAGCTTCAGGAAGGCCTTGTCCGCCGCGTCCCTGTGCCGGTCGTGCCTGCGGCCTCCCTCGTACACCTCCACCGTGGGATTGTGCACCGTGATGTGGCTCCTCCGGGTGATGGTCACGCAGTCCCATCGCACGCCGCACAGCAGGATCGTCGCCGCGGAGCTGCACGCCCCGTCGATCAGCAGCCGTCTCCTGCCCTTCCATGCCCGTATGGCCTGGGTGATCCCCTCCCAGCAGGCCCGCACGCCGCCCTCGGAGTCCACCACCACGTCCAGGTCGGTCACGCCCTTGCGCCGCAGCCGGGTCAGCTCCTGCCCCATCCGCCGCTTCCACGCAGCGGAGGACGGCACCAGGGCGCAGTCGGTAAAGCGCCGCCGCATGGGCAGCCGGTTGATGTGGATGCTCTCGCTCGTGATCACCAGCGCCGCCGTGCCCGGGCGGGCGGAACCCTCCACCCGCCACGAAGGCACCGTCACGGTCGCGTTCGGATCCTTCACATTCGCCCGGTTTTTCTCGCCCTTGTACCGTCCCATCCTGACGCCGTTGACCGTCGGTAGCCGGAACGCCGGGCGAATGCCGTACCTCATTTCTTCACCTTCCTGCGCGCGGGCTTGCCGTCCTCTTCCTCGGCCATGCGCTCGCGCACCTTCTCCTCGTACTCCAGGGCCGCCGCCGCCTTGCCGAACTTCAGCTGCAGCTCCCGCGCCTCCTGCATGGAGATCTTTTCCTCGTTCAAGACTTCGTAATCAAACGCGCCCTTGCCGCTGTTGCGCCACTGGCCCATCCCGTGGAAGATGCCGTAGTCCATCGCCTCGATGATCGCCTTCGCGTCCGCGTCGTTGAAGCAGATCACGTCGAAGGTCAGCTGTGTGCCGGCTGGCACCGTCTCCGAGTTGGCCAGAGCCGTGCGCGGCCCCTGGGCGGTCTCGGCCCGCAGCGGGCGCTGGCAGTTGCCGATCTCGTTGTCGTTGACCGGCATCTCCAGGCGGATCATCCGCGGCTGCACGAACACCGTGCCGTCGATCTTCTTCTTGTGGTTCGTGAAGGATTTGCACCCCTCAGCGTCCCCCGCCTTGCGCAGGAAGCCGATGCTCTCCTTGAGATACCCGCGGATCTGGTAGTCCCACATGATGGGGCAGCCGTCCTTGTCCCGCGGGAAGATGGTCATACTCTTCTCGACCACGCCGTCCACGCCGATCGCGGCCACCTCCTCCTCCAGCTTCTCCGCGTCCTCCGCCTTGCTGGCGATGTAGGTCTCGTGGATCTTTTTGTCCGCGGCAGCCGTGCCGAGCATTTCCTCCATCAGGGTCACACAGATAGTCAGCTTCTTCATGTTTGTTTCCTCCTACTTTTTATCTTGCCTCCCCTATGAGGGGAGGTGGCGCGCAGCGCCGGAGGGGTTGCCTCCAGCCGCAGCTATTTCAAAAATCGTTCTCTCTTGACGCCCAGCGTTTTCTCCAGGCGTTCAGCCGTTGCCTCGCGGATCATGGGGGCGTCGGCCAGCCGGTACAGCAGCGTGTTCCAGGTTTGCGCGCCTGTCCGCTCGCTCTCCTTGTAGCCCAAAGCCTGCCACCGCTCGCCCGCCTGATCCCGTGTCAGTCCCTTCTCGTGCCGCACGGCCTCCAGCATGTTCACGCTCACCGTGCCCGCCACCGCCCGTGCATGGGGCAGCTCCTGGGGCGCCGGAGCCTGGGGGACGTCGCCCTGGTCGCCCAGCAGCTCGTCCACCTCGCAGCCCAGCGCCTCGGCCAGGATCTGCGCGTGCCTCCGCACGGTCTTTTCCTTGTTCCTTTTGTTGGCGGCCCCGCGGATCTCCTTGATGTACCGATCCCGGAAGGCCAGCCACGCCATGCCTGTTTCCTCCACCCGCCTGTGCAGCGCGTCCATGTCCAGGGTGTTGTGCGCTGTCCAGGTCTCGTCGCATTGCCTGTACCAGTGGTCGTCCACGTCCAGGGGCCGCGGGTTCGGCAGGCCGTTCGGATCCTTCTTCCTGTCCGCCAGCCAGATGCGCCGGTTCAGCGGATGCCCCAGGGGCTTCACGGCCTCGCTGTTCATGCCCAGGACGCGCCCGATCTTCAGCGCCAGCGTCGGCAGCGTCTGACTGCCGCTCAGCAGCACCCGGTACACGTCCACCAGGCCGATCCTCGCGCACCGTGCCTCCGCCTCGTCCTCGTCCATGCCGTTGTCCCGCAGCCACTCCCTCAGTGGACTCACCTTCTCACCTCCTTGCCTCAGCGGCTCATGTCCGGTCAATCCTCGCCCCGGCCAAGCGCGCATTGCTTCGCTCACCGTGCCCGCGCTGTTCGAGTCCATGCCCGCGCGTCTTGACGCCTTGTGAGGTCGGGCGATGCCTGGGCCTTTGCGTGCAGAGTACACAATCCTTTGCCGGTGCGTCTCAATTCGACGCCAGCGCCACTCGGGTCAAATCAACCCTTGCCGGTTCAATCCCGTGCACTGCAGATCGGATCAATGCCATTGCGTCTCAATCATTTCGATGCCTTAGCTGTCCTGCTCCGTTCAAAGCCTTTACGTCACAAAGCCTCGCCACTGCACCCAGGTCGATGCCGCTCCTGTGCCATGCTCTCAGCTGCCATGCCAACCTATGCCCGCACTAAGCAACCCAATGCCCGTGCCGAGCAGGCTTAGCCGTTCAGATCAACGCCCGAGCCGATCTTTTCAATCTATGCCCTTGCGTCTCAGCTTCAATCAGGGCCACCGCTAAGTCTGTCTCCTCTGTGTCAATCTCTGCCCCCTCCTTTCTGTCCTACGCAAGCTGTGCCCACGCAAGCAGGGCCACCGCTCTGCTGTTCCGGATCCTTGCCGATCCATCCCATCAATGCCCCTGCTTTTCGTTGCTTTCCGCTGCTTGCCAGTTCTGCGCTATGCCTTGGCCGATCTGGTCGTACCATGCTATGCCCGGGCCATGCACTCCTCAGCAGTTCCTTGCCCACGCATATCTTGTTTGAGCAATCCCCTGCCATGGCTAAACTCTTCAGATCTGTGCTCATCCGATGCGGCGCGCGTCATTTCTATGCCAATCCTTCACGACGCATTTCTTTTCCACAGCGCATCGTGTCCGCTCGCTGCCTTTCCGGGGCTTATCTTGTCTACCCCGTGCATTGCCTGAGCCGATCGGTTCCAATCGTTGCCTTGCCTTTGCTTTGACAAGCCATCCATTACTAATCCGCCGCGAGTCGTAGCCCCTCCACGCGATCCATGCCCATGCTTCGCAAGCCATTGTCTAACTACGCACTTCCGCCGCCCTTCTTGTCATTGCAATGCTATTCCAGCGCCTGGCCCAGCTTCTCCCGTGCGTCTTCGCAGCGACGCCAATCTCTGCCAAAGCATGTTTCATCACTGCCTCCGCAAGTCTGCGCGTTGCATCCGTAGCCCTTGCCAGTCAATGGGTTGCCATGCCATGCCATAGCAGTTCTTCTCATCGCAATACCGTCGCCCTTCCGTGCTTGTCAATGCTATGCCTGAGCTGTCGCCGCTATGCCATAGCGGTTCTTTTGTACGCAATGCCCGCGCGAACCATGCCCATCTATCCATTGCATACCCGCAGCCATTCTTCGCACTTCCATGCCGCCCGCAGCTCCGGTCTTATCATCGCCTCTGCCTAACGTACATTGCTGTCTCATCTTTGCCTCTGCAGTCTCTCCGGATCTTTCACTTCCCCCGCTTTCCGTTGCTCTTCATCGCCTGTGCGCACTCCTCAGTCAGTGCCCATGCGTACCGAGTCGCCGTCTCGCTTCGCCGCTGCTTTTCCTGTCGGTCTTCGCCCGTTCTTATCATTGCAAACCGCTGCCGCGGCGGCTCCGCGCGTCCCGCGTCTCGCCTATGCCCTGCCATGCGGCTCGCTTCCCGTTCCCTGCTCCATGGCTCAAAGCAAATCCTGTGCTCATTCGATCAAGGCA